TAAACTTCAAGAACGCTGTAAACTCCACCAGTAAATGTAACGCTAATTGTGCCTAGCGCGCCTAAAGCCATTTCGTATGGCAAGGCTTCAAGGTAAGCGCCTGTAAGTGTAAACGTTGGGTTTGTTGCGGTGCCTGGGCTTGTTGCGCTAGGCGACCACGAAACCGTAGTAGACGTGCCTACAAGGCTTTTAAGTGTTGCGTAAGTTTCACTAGCTGCAAACGATAGGTACAGGTCAAGGGTCAACGTTGAGTTTTCAAGGCCTGCGGTGTAGACGCGGGAACCTGAACCAAACGCGGTGCTTTCTAGCGCCTCGATAGTGCGCGTAAACGTCAAACCTTGGCATTGGTCCTGCAAAGAAATTGAGTTGACCGTGCAATTTGGTGATGATAAATAAGTGCTAGTAGCCATTGGCTTTACTCCTCGTTTGTGTCTGTCTTAGTTTTAGCACCTTTAGGCGCCTTAACGGTGGATTGTTCTATAAAGCCGCCTGCTACCAGCGCGTCGACGTTAACGCCGTCTACTGGTTCGTATGTATCGCCTGGGGTACCTAAGCGGGGGCTAATAATTGTGTATTTCATGTTGTACCTATTCTAGGCGGTTGCCTGGGCTTGTAGGGATATGGTCAAGTCGTAGGCGGGTAATTCGCTGCCGCCAATTACTGCAATAGTTGGGCGCCCGTCGGTTACGCCAATTTTCTTGGTTATCACTTTGCTAGCCAAGTTAAGTAGTGACCGTTGCGCGTCAAGGTTGCCAGGCCCTAACGTAATTATGCGTACGGGAAAAGTCATTTCTACGACGTTGTTTGAATACACGGTAAAACTAGGCGCGTCAATGAACGCACAAGGCGGTACAAGGTTTCGGGGGTCTGTTACTACCTGCATATTAGTTATGGTCGTTAGCGACGCTGCTAAGTCGTCTAGCGCCTCGTTTAATAGGTCTGTAAAAGCAACAGGCATTAGGCAACCTGCGGGCGTGGGATACCTAGCAATTGTTTAATCATTGGCGACAAGCCAACGCTGTTGCCTGCTGGTAGGCCGTCAAAACTGGCAAAATCTGTTACCGCGCCACGTTGTCGATACAAAAAACCGCCGTAGGCGATAGTGCCCAGGGTGACGCTGTTACTAGGGCTTGTACCTTTTTGGTCTATGTAGCCGCTTTCTAAACGTCGTTGAAAACAAAAATCGTTTGCAGCTGCAGCGCATTGAGTAAGAAAAGTTGTATCGAGCGCCGACGCGGTGCCTATGCCCAGCCAGTCCTCAACTTGTCCGGCTGTAACCCATGTGCAGGGAATAGTACCCAGCGTCACGGTTCCTGTTGCTGTAGTGCGCGTAACGTCGCTTGCTGTTTTTGCGTACAAAATTTGAAAAGGTACGGCTACCTCGTAATTAAAAAGTAAATCGCCGTATTCATCTACGCCAATAAACAAATATTCGGGTACATCTAAAACGGTATACGTGCCGTTAAAAGTTGCGTCAACGCCTGCAACAACAATAGACGCGCCTACATACACTTCGTTAGGTGTAAGCGTTTCTAAAACTGCATAGTTGCTTAATAGCGTTTTATGCGCTACTTGGTATACCTGCGTCATGGCGGTTAGGCCGCCTTTCGGTTAGACGAATTTAACGAATTTTGTAGCGTCTGCCATAAACGAAGCTGCATAGCCACGGTACGCAATAGTGCGGCCCAAGGTGCTAGGTACTTCAACAGAAATGGCGCCTTTTTGCTGTTCGTAAAATTCGAAACCTGCAGCTGGTCCCGCTGCGTGGCCCATAAATGAACCTGGCGCGTTTTTGTCAACCACTAAAACCAACCCAAGTGGGTTGCCGTTCCAGTTTGCTGCGGACAATTCGCCTGGTGCGTTCATTGCGCCAATCTGTGGAAATACTGGGCGGCCTGTTGAGTCAACCAACGAACCTAACGCTGCCCACGTAGCCGGTGTAACGACCATGTGGGTAGGTAGGTAATTGCTGCTTGCGCTAATTTGACGGGCGCCTTCATAGATGGCGGCAATCCAATCGGCAGGGTCCGAAGTGTCGGCAACTGCGCTAGTTTGTGTAATTGCCGCGTGGCAAGTATCTACCGCGTAATTGTTTGTTGCTTGACCGTAAGCAATTGCCAACTGGTTCAAAACAATGTTAATGCTTGCTGGGTCGGTCCAATCCAAATCTTGTTCAGACATTGTTACGTAAGTACCAAAAGTAAGTTTGTTTACGTTGTTATTTGCAACAGTAACGGTGCTTGGGTCAAGTGGGTTTAGTTGGCCTGTTGGCTGTTGTGTTACGACAGGCCGCACTGTAATAACTGGGCGGCGAAATGTCGCACCACTTTGTGGCATGGCACGGGCGCCGATAGCCGACACGAAAGGGCGAATCGGGTTAAGCGAATCAAACACGCTGCCCGTTATAATTTCTGGCAAAATACCAGGTGTATCAGCGGTGGTGATGTTTGGCGCTGCAGCTTGAACACGTGCGTTCATTTCTGCAAGTACGCTTCCACCTTGCAACGACGCGGCGATAAATTCGCCTGCGGTTGGCAATTTAAAAGTACGTGGCTGTGCGTAAACGATTGGGGCTACGCTTGCGGCCTCGATAACGGCTGGGGTTTCTGTTGGCTGTGTCATGGTGTCTAACTCCTCGTTAGGTGTTTCGGTTTCTATATTAACTACTTCTTGTTCGTCTTGTGGGATACCCTGCGACGCGGCCACGCGGTCTACTGACGCGCCTGGGAAAGCGCCGTAGGGAACTAGCGATAATTCTTGAAAATCGGCTTTTTCAATAATCATTGTGCCTTTTTCGTCGTAACTAAATCGGGTTGGATTTACCCCAACGCTAACCGCGTCTAAAACTTTGTCTTGGGCTAAAACCAAAATTTCGTTGCCAAGTGTCGTTTCGCTAATGCGGGCTTCGTACATCATGCCGCCTGGCGTATCAACTAAAGCCGTTAAAATTCCTACGGCCTGCATACTGTCATGCCCCACATAAAGTTTAGGCATTTTTCCGCCTGCGTCTAAACTGCCTGGCAAAAACATAACTTTAGTACCGTCGTTTACTGTTGCCTCGACGTTATACGGAAGCGCAAGGCCAGCCAAGGTACGGCGTGGCATACCGTTTGGACCGGCTGCGTCTAACGTTAATTCTTGTTGGACTAATTTAAGCATTTGGCATTACTCCTACTTCTTCAACTTCTGCGGGTGTGTCGTATTCGGATAAATAAGTTTCGCTTAGATAATCCTCAATATCAAACTTTACATATGTACCGCGCGGCAATACGTTACCCATAGATAGCGTTTCGGCTATGCAATCCATAAACAATTTGGCGCCGAACATATACAAGTCTTGGCGCGCCTGGGTGCTGTTTTGGTAACTGTATGAACCTGTAGCGACGCCCAAAAGGTATGGGGGGCAATTTGCCAAACGCGCAATTTCTAGTGCTTGGTATTCACTAGCTGCAACCAACATTTGTTTACTTGCGTCGCTGTTTGTTTCGGTGTAAGTAACAAATTCATTTAAAACGGCTACAGAATTATTTAGGCGCGCCGCCTCAAACGACTGGCCCAATTGCTGTAATTCAGTTTCTGAAAGCGGCTCGCCCGCAACCTGACGCAATACGCCCGTAGGCAGCAAACTAGAACTATTGCGTAGGCGGGCCTGCTCGAGCTTTAATGATGTCAAAATTGCGTTAGGACTTGTATACAACAAACCTTGAATAGGGCTAATGAATTGCACAACGTCGCGGTGGTCAATTGGTAGACCGCTAAACATAATTTGTTTAGACGGCGCAAAAAATACGGGGCCTGCTTGGTCTTGTGTTGTAACCATAGCGCTAGGCATACGTTGAAAAGACTTAGGGTAGCCGTCGGAACTACGCTCGGTAATGTATAAAAAGCACCTCTGCGTAAAAAATAAATCGTCAAATAACCATGCAAGCGTTGTGCTATTTGGTAGCGACGGGTCTAACTGGCGTGTCCAGGCGCGCGGTGCAATTTTAATTTGTTCAAGTTCGCGGCTAACAGGGTTCCACATTTCGTTATACATTGACAACGGCGTACAGCCAATAACTGACGCCAACAAATCGCGCGCCCTAGTAATAGCCGGCACGGCCATAGCACGTTGCCTGTTATTGCCCTGGGTAAACGCATAAAAGTTATCGAGTTGTGACGCGCCAACATTTGAACCACTAGCCGCCGCTTTAACGGTAGTACCTATAGCGGCCTTGTTGACCTTGTTAAATAACGCCATGCGTTTAGTCTGCCATATCTGTTTAAAGTTTGGTGGCACTACCCACGGTGAAGCGGTCTATTCTTTTCCCGACGAAAAGGTA